GTACGGCGGCCTAATGGGCACGCGACTGCGCGCCTTGAAAATCCGAGCAATCGCCACGGTCGATTCGGGCGACAATCCGCACGCCAAGATCGTGTTCTACAAACGCAAGGACGGGACGATGGCCGACAAGACGCCAACCGTTGAGGAGCTGCAAAAGCAGCTCAAAGACGCCACCGAGAAGCTTGCGACAGCGACCGCCAAGCAGGCCGAGTTGCAAACGCAGCTCGACGGAAAGAAGGCCCCGCCTCCGGATCCGCTGGCCAAGGCCGACCCCGTCATCAAAGCCGAGGTCGAGGCACTGCGCAAGCGGGCCGAAGAGGCAGAGAAGCGCGAGAAGGCCAACGCCGACGCCATCGCCAAGATGCAGACGGACAAGCGGCGCGCCGAATTCGTCGCCAAGGCGGCAAACTTTCCCTCGTTGGGTCATGCCGACGACGCCGGCCAGATTTTGGCCAAGATCGACGGCGTGCTCGACGAAGCCGAACGCACGAGCTTCTTCCAAAAGCTGCAATCCATGGAAACGCTCATCAAGAAGTCCGGCCTGTTTGGCGAAGTGGGTCGCGATACTGGTGAGGCTGCCACCGCGGAGCAGAAGATCGACAAGGCGGCGCGCACGCTGATCCAGAAGGCGCGGGAGAACGGCACGACGCTACAGTACCACGACGCCTATAGTCAGGCGCTGAAGGCCAACCCCGATCTGTACACCGCGTATCGGGCAGAACAGGAGGGACGGTAAATGGCGTGGGAACAACCATTGTTCGGGCTCGGGCAATTCAAGGCGCTCGCTAACTACTCGTCCGCCTCCAATCAATACCGCGTGGTCCAGGGCAGCTCGGCCGCGGACACGTTCAAGTTACTGACCGCCGTGGACGTGGTACCGTTGGGCATCTTGCAGGATACGCCGGCGGCCGGCGAAGCAGGGCAGATCGCGGTCTTGGGGGTCTCCAAGGTGCGCGTCAACTCCACCGCGGCCGCGGCCATCACGTTCATGCAACCGCTGATCGCGTCCACGGTCGGTGGCCTGGGCGGGGTGATCGGCGGCTCGATCGCGACCACGAACTACATCATCGGTCATGCGCTGGAAGCACACAGCTCGGAGAGCAAGGGCATTATCAGCTGCCTGCTCACCGGCCCCAGTGTCGGCACCACCTGATAGACGAGAGGAACTGACGAATGCCGAGTCAACCCCATATTCAGTCGGTCCACGTCAATCGGCCGCTGACCAATATCCTCACGGCGTACATGAACCAGCGGGACCAGTTCGTCGCCACGAGCGTATTTCCCACGGTGGCGGTGTCCAAAGTCTCCGATGGGTATTACAAGTACGACAAGAAGATGTGGCTGCGCGATCAGACCAAGATGCGCGCAGCGGGGGAAGAGGCCGCGCAGGTAGGCTTCACTGTCTCGACGGACAGCTACGTCTGTCAACGCATCGCGGCCAAGACGCGGATCTCCGATCCTGAACGGGCGAATGCGGATGCGCCGATCAACCTGGAGACCGACAAGACGGAGTTCATCGGCCACACCATGATGCTGGGCCTGGAGCGCCGATGGGCAACGCAGTATTGGTCCTCGGGCGTGTGGTCGACCGACGTGACGGGGTCGAGCTGGAACAACTCCACCGCGTCGAATCCCATCGCGCAGATCCTGGACAAGAAAGAGCAGATACTGCAAAACACCGGACTGGAACCCAACACGCTGACGCTGGGCGCCAAGTGTTTCCGGTACCTGCAGCTCTCGACCAGTATCGTGGACCGCATCAAGTACGGACAGACTCCGGGCTCACCGGCGATCGTGAACCGGCGAACCTTGGCGGCCCTGTTCGGAGTGGAGCGGGTGATCGTGCCGCAGGCAGTCCACACGGAGACCAACGAGGCCTCCACCGCGCCAACCTTCGACTTTGTGGCGAATCCCGGCCATGCGCTGTTGAGCTACAGTCCGCCTGCCCCGGGCCTGCGTGTACCGAGTGCCGGGTATACGTTCGTCTGGAACGTGCTGGACAACTCCCGCGGCGTGGAAGGCGTGAAGATGTATCGCGACGAGTCGCACGAATCGGACATCATCGAGGGCGGATTCTGGCACGACTTCAAGGTGGTCGGAGCGGATCTCGGTGTCTTCTTCGTCAACGCGGTCGGTAGTACCGTCGCGTAACGGACACGCCGGGGGTTGTTGGAAAGCCAAGGGCCGGCCCATGTTGCGGCCGGTCCTTTTCCTATGAGGTAGCATGACCCGTTCAAAGGTCGCGATCATTGGCTACACGCCGCATAAGGCTCAAGCGCCCTACGGGGATGACGCGTGGGAATTCTGGGGCTTGAACGATTTGTATCTGGACCTCGCGCAGTTTTTCCCCGTGCCGCCATGGCGGCTGCGCTGGTTCCAGCTCCATGCGTGGCAGAATCTTCAGAAGGTGGGCCAGAAGGCGCCAAGTCCGTTCTATTTCTCCGAAGGCCCTCCGCATCCGCGTGATGCCAATCATGTGCCGTACCTCCAGCAACTAAACGGCACCAAAGAACAGGGAGGGTGGAACGTTCCCCTGTACCTCATGCATCCGCGGCCGGAGCTTCCAAATGCGCGGATCGTGGACCGCGAGGCTATTGCGGCGTACTTCCCGCGCAGGCTCGGACGGTATCTGACCAACTCGATCTCGTACATGATCGCGTATGCTATCATGGAGATGGCGCCGGACCACAAGGCCAAAAAGGATGCGGAGCTGGGCATCTTCGGTGTGGATATGATGGTCGCGGGTGGAGCGGGCTCCGAATACGGATGGCAGCGGCCCAGCGTGGAAGCGTTCATCGGCTACGCCGAGGGACTCGGGATCCCTGTGCACATCCCCGACGAGTCCGATCTGTTGGCGTGTGCGTTTGCGTACGGGGACGAACTGGGCAATCAGTACCGGAACCGCATGACGGCGGCCCAGCGCCTCCACGCGCAACAGTTTGCGAACTTCCAGGCGAACCGGCACCAGATCGAGTTGGCCGAAGCGGAAGCCCGCGGGGCATCAAACGCGCTCATGGCCATGATCGGCAATTGGCTCCCCGGTGACGGTGGCCATCCGTACGGCGCAACTCCACAGCCGGATATGCACAAGGTCGCCGGGACGAACGGTCAGCCCAACGGGAACGGGTTGGCGGTCCCGCTTGATCAGACGGTGCACTCGAATCCTATGGCCACCCGTGAGGATGTGATCAGGAACCTGAAGGCTCAGAAGGCTGAGGCGATCGCCAGCATCGAGGCGGAAATCAAGCGGGTAGAGGCCGCATGAGCTGGAACTATACGGGACTCCCGAATACGTCGAGCCGCGATGCCGTGCGCATCTTGGTGGGGCAGGTCTCGTCCGGGGATGATGTCGTGATCTCGGACGAGGAAATCACTTTTGCGCTCGGGCAGCGCACCGGCATCGAACGCGCCGCGGCATATGTGGCCAATATGCTGGCGAGCCAGTTCGCCGCGCAGCCGGAACGCGAAAGCGTGGGGCAGCTGGGGCTGACATGGGGCGACCGAGCGGCCAAATACCGCGCTATGAGCGTCATGCTAGAGAAGACGGCGGTGCTCAGTGGAATCAGTCCCTATGTGGGTGGTGTCGAAAAAGCGGACCTGCAATCGGATCGGCAGAACACAGGGTTGGTACAGCCGGCCTTCACGGTGGGTCGAGACGACAATCCCGCCGCCGTCAGTACGGGGAGTTCCTAATTGGCACTCCACGCCGCGCTGAGGACGCGCCTTGACCAGACGATTGAGGTCTGGCCGTATGCGGGGACGAATCTCGCGGGTGGCAAGCTGTTCTCGTCGAGTGCGGCGGTTATGTACATGGCCCGCGAGGAAGCGAAGCAGCATGAAGTGGTGGACCCGCAAGGCAAACGGGTGTTGGCGCGCGGTCGCATCTTCGTGGGTCCAACGTCTACGGGCGGGGCACCGAGCGTGAGTGTGACGGACCGGCTCTTTCCGCCCGGCAGTACGACGCCGCTGCCGCTATTGGCGGTGGAGACGCTGCGGGATCGCGTCGGGGTCCACCATCAGGTGGTGAGTCATGGCTAACGGTGTGCGCATGACGGTCAAGGGCATGAAAGAGGTCGGCCAACGACTGCGCGCGTTTGACGACAATGCCATTGCGGAGATTGAGGTGGAGCTGTTTGAAATTGGCTCTGAAGTGGAAGCGGAAGCGAAAGAGTTGGTGCCGGTCGATTCGGGGTATCTGCGCTCGACGGGGTTTACGATCGCCCAGTCCCTACGAGACCTTTCGCCAGGGGCTCGCCCGAGCGCGGAGACGCTGCAGAAGGCACTTGACGACGACACGCCGTTGGTGGTGGTGGGATTCAGCGCCGCGTATGCGTTGTACGTCCACGAGAACCCCCGAGCGGGCAAGACGGGCGGGGTGAGTCCACGCGGGAAATTGTATCGCACTTGGGCGCGTGTTGGTCAGTGGAAGTTCCTAGAGACGCCGATGAAGCGCATGGTTCCGCAGCTTCGGCAGCGTCTCCAGGAGCGGCTTGGAAAAGCCTTGCGTCGGCGCGCCGTACATGTGCGTCGGGTGGGGCGTGGCTGAGCTTGTCACGGAGATCCTTGCACGCCTCTCCAGTCAAGGCGTGGGCAGCACGGCGGCAAGCTCGACCGGCTACCTACTGCGCGCGCGAGGGTTTGTCGAAAGTACCGGTCCGAACCCGCGGCAGATCGTGGTCATTCCGACTGGGGGGCTCAACATCGAAACGACCGACGACGATCTACATCGGCCTACCTTTCAGGTGCAGGTGCGCGGCAGCCCGGATGATTCGACCGGGGTCGAGGCGACAGTGACTGCAGTCGCGCAAGCGCTGAACTGGGCGGACAGCACGAACTTCGCGGGCCTGGGCCGACGATATGTGGAGATTCAACAGCAGGGTGACATGATCTGGCTCGGGCCGGACGCCAACCGCGAGCCGGTATATGCGCAGAACTTCATGGCGTGGCGTTCACGTACCACGTAGGAGGACATCGAGATGCCAACGGGAGCTTTTATTGGACGCCGGGGCCGACTCTTTGTCGGAGCCACAAGCTCCGGAGCGTTCACGTATATCGGATTGCTGCGGAGCTGGGAGGTCAATGCGACGCGGTCCATGGTCGACGCGGGGAGCTTCGACTCCTCGGGTTTCGGCGAATTCCTGCCGGGCGATCTGAACTGGACCTTCGGGTGCGAGGCGCTGTTGCCCAGTTCCACGGTTACATCGCAACACGATGAGATCCGCGATTTCCTGTCGAGCGAAGCGCGGCGGTGGTACCGCATCCTGCCGTCCACGGCGGCGGCGCAAGGCAACGTCATCGAAGGGTACGGGTACGTGTCAGACTGGTCGTGGAATGGCACGCGCGAACAAGTCGCGTTGGAGAACTTCAGTTTCCAAGGAGACGGGGCCTACGTCCTGTCTACGGCGTAATGGTCACGCTCAAGTCCGGGACGTATCATCTGGCGTACTCATATGAGGCGGTGACGTGGCTCTTTGAGCAACACGGCATCAATCTCTTGGAGATGGACGAAACGTGGGGCGACCGCATGCAAGCGGATCCTGGCATGCTTGCCAAGCTGTGGTGTGCGGGATTGCGGCACACGGATGAGTCGTTGACGCCCCAGGCGGCCGCAAGATTGTTCACGTTTGGCGAGTACATCAAAGTCACCGAAGCGGTCATGCGGGTGATTACGGAGGAGCTGTCAGCGGAAGATGAGCCCGACCCTACGACACGGAGGGCGCTGACCCCGTCGCCGTCGCCCGCACCCTCCGGCGAAGCCTCTACCAACTCGGATGGCGACCATGGGAATGTGACCGCCTCTTCGAGGAGTACAGTCCCGCAGCAATCCTGACGTACTTCTCGGCGCGGGCACCGCGTGACGAGTCGCGCCGCAAAGATATCGCGGGGCTCATGCGGCATCTACAGGAACGCGAGGAGCAATGCCAAGCGCCGGCGACGTAACCGTCCAATTCAAAGCCGAGACGCGCCAGTTTCGCCGTGAGTTAAAGCTGACGGGCGAGGCGTGGGGCAAGCTCGGCACCGAAGCCCGACTGGCGGAAACGGCCACACGCGGGGCCGGCAAGAACGCATTTGCGCGCATTGCCTCTGACGTGCGCCGCGCCAAGACGGACTTTCGTTCCGGAATCATCTCGACCCGCGACTACGGCACGGCGCTACGTTTTGCGCAACAGGAAGCAAGTGCGTTGGTCCGGCAAGGCACGCGTCCGGCCGGTAAAGCGCTCTCCTCCTTCAATCTGATCATGGGACAGACCGTCCCCAAGACCCAAGCCGCGAGGCAGGGCATCGGCGCCATTCGGTCCACCGTTGCGAGCCTGGGCGCGCGTATGGTTGGCGTGAACGGGACGGTCGGCACGCTGATCAGCGGCATCGGGCAGTTCGCTCTTGGGAACCTTGCCGCGATCGGGGTCATTGGTGGCCTCGCCGCGTTAGCGGCAGGCTTCAAACGGGTAAAGGAGCAAGCTGGCGAAGCGGCGAAAGCGATCGGCACCGACCTCGACGAGCTACTCAAACGCATTGGGGGACCAGAACTCACGGAATCGCAACAAGCCATCAAGAACCTGGGTGACGCGCAGGCCCGAATGCGCGATGTCATGCAGGAGATTAGCCGCAGCGCCGCGACGTTTCGCCGGAACCAATTAGCATCTGGCGGCGGGGACGTGCTGGCGGCGGGTGGTACGCTCCCCGCCTTTCAGCTGAGCGACACACAGCGCGAGAACCTTAAGAAGGCCACCGCTGCTGTCGAGGCCGCCGAGCGGGCGACAATTCGCATGACTGCACAAGAGCGCCTCGACGGCTTCGACGCCATGCGCGAAGCGCACGAGAAGGCCGCCGAGGCCGCCCGCGACTTGGATGACCGCTGGAACTCGATTGTGCAGTCCATGCAGAAGCTCAAGCAAAAATTCACCGAGTCCAGCCTTGGGGCCATCCTCACCGTCTCGACAGCGGGAGGCCGTGGGATGGCGACCAGCTTCGAGCAGAATCGCCCCAGTCTCTTTGGCGGGACACGCCGTCCCTCGACGCTAGAGACCATGGAGCGACTTGGCGGTACGGGGCTGCGGCTCCCGGAGGTGGATAATGCCGCACTGTCCCGCAACGTCTCGGAGCATCGCTATCGTCTGCGCCGACAACTGATGGACGTGGAGGAGGAGATGCGCAAACGTCGCACCGCGTTCCAGGAAATCGGCGAACAGTTGGGCGAGTCCATGATCCGCGGCTTGGTGCGCAGCTTCCTAGAGGGTGGCGAGAACCTGGGCGACCGCTTGAAGACGCTGCTCAAGAGTGTGATCACCGACGCGGTGAGCGAGGGGCTCATTGCGGCGTTGCGCCAGGCCCGCGGGGGCGAAGGGGGCGGGTCGTTCTTTGGAGGCCTCTTCAAGTCGTTGTTTCAGGTTGGCGTGACCGCCGGGGCGACGGCAACGGGCGGACCGGGTGCCGGAGCAGCAGCGGGTGCCGCCGTAGCCAATGCGCCGCGCGGCATGGGGCCCACCATACCGGGGTTGTCGGGCAACCTGAGTGGCGGCGGAATCAACCTCGACATCGCCATGACCAAGCCCTCCAATCCCGTCGCCATGGCGCGTGACGCCGACTGGTTGGGTGCACTGAGCGAAAGTCTACTCAACCTGGAAGCGGGCGGCTTCCGGAGTCGCTAAATGGCTGTCGCTACCAACACGGCGGGTTTCGTCTGGACAGACGGTGATGGCCACGAGGTGGTCCATCGTCTGCAGGCGTCCTTACGTTTTCGTTCCGAGGCGCAGTATGGCCGCGTGCAGACGCGCTACCGTAGCTTCTCCTTGGACCAACGCACCAGTGAGACGTTTACGATTGCGGGCGGGGCGGAAGAATGCACCGCCATGATCCGGTTCGACGGCGACCCATTCGGTTTGCAAGAACTGTTAGCCGCGGGCGCGGACGGGCGCACACTCACGTATCGGCCCAATCTCGCCGTCAATGACGAGTACGCATTAGAGCTGATGGATTACGGCACCGTGGCGCCCGCGTCGCTGGACAGTGGCCGATTCTCGTTCGGCGAATGGGAAGCTCCGGTGCGGTTGCGGCTCATGAGCGGCGGATCCCTGGAATCGTTGGTTACCGACCGCCTCGCCTTCGTCACCGGCGCCGGCCCCATGCGGCACGCCACCTTTACCCGTGCCACCACAGGAACGCGCATCAACCGGAACCGCATGATCGAATCCATTGCGGTTGGGGATCGACGGGTGACGTGGGTGGAGCGGGATGGCGTGTTGCGGCCGGCGATGCTGGTCGAACGTGCGCGTACACAACTGGCCGCAGATCCGCAGGCACCCGGCAGTTGGGCGAACGTCGGCACCCCGGTAACGACCGGAAGTCAGACCGATCCGTTCGGCGGCACCACCGCGGTACTCGTCGAGGATGACGACGGGTCCAGTCGTGAGGGACGGGGCACCATATGCTCGCTATCGGACGGCGAGCAATCTTTCGTGGTCATCGCGAGACAGGGCACACTCTCCGGTATCCGCATCAACGTCCGTGACTCCGACGCTGGGGTTAACCGACACTTCGTCAATGTCGAGTGGAACGGCGGCGTGACACCTCCAACCATGACCACATCGGCGGGGGATGGCCAGTTATTCGATCCCGTGCTCATCGTTGGGCCGGACGGAACGATCTGGTGGATGCTACCCCTCACAGCGACCGGCATCGTTGGTGGCAACGCCAATTCGCTGCAAGTGGTGGGCGGAGAAGCGGCGTCGGACACGGGCACGTTCTTTTTGGCTGGCGGCAACGCATGGAACGCGACCGCTCCGCTTTCTTGGCTTGGCACCGAAGGCGCTCGCGACGATGATGAGTGGTCTCACCCGCTTCCCTTCGCCCCGCAGGCTTTCACTGGCTATGTCGCGTTTCACGAACTTGAACGGCCGAACTTTACGGGTCGCCGTGTGGTGGAGATCGGCAACGGGACCGTGCCGACATGGTTTGCGTACAAGCCCGCAGGTGGCGATGGTTATAGGGTGCTGTACAACACGGGAGCAGCAACCCAATCCGGTGCACTCGATCTCAATCCGTCCTATGGCGACTTCGTGGAGTTGTTCCCCGGACTGGACGATAACGCGGCCCCGACCCTGCACGGTCGCATCAACGGTGGTGCGATCCAGACCGCCACGGTCGGTTCGAGTGGATTCTTCCCGCCGTCCTGGTCTGATCCGCAGCTGCATATCGGGGGATTCGAGACCAACAACGTCGGGGTTGCTGCGTTCGAGTCGATCGTCCTGTTCCGTGGTGCGCTGACGCCCACCCAAATCCTGCGCCGCCTGTCCTCTCAGGGGGTGTCGTGAGCGCGTTCACCAAAGCGTACCGCGTCCGCATCGCCCAACCCGGCGCTACGGGGACCAGCACGGCTACGGTGGCGTTCACGTCGACGGTACTTGCCGAAGCGCCCACCGTCCTGCATCCTACCGTGCGTCCGCTTCAGGGTCGGACGGAATCCCGCCCATGGGGGGTTACGCTGGTCGATCACGGGTCCAGCTTCACCGCCCAACTGGCCGATAGTTCGGGCCGCACGGATCTGCTGGGTCGCCTCATCTGGGTGGACCGCAACTTAGCTGGTGCCGGCATGGTCCGACATGGGACCGGACGGATCACCGACGTGATGCTCCAGCCGAGCGTGACTGAGTATCGGGTGGTGATCGAGGACGAGCGGCGCATCGAGCGCAACACGCGCATCTTCTCGACGAATACGACGCGACTGTTTCCACCCGGTCCGCACATTCGCTACGGGGACCACAGTCCACCACCCAAGGGGCGATTCCAGGTCACCTTTACCGAAACGTCCGCGCCCGGCTCGACCGTCCAACGCTATGCGCTCTGTGTCTTCGAGCGGCAACTGCCGCTGTTGACCGAAGGCGCATTTCGGGCGATGGAATCCGACGTCGTGGAAAACGTGAACCGCTCCACCGTTGGGAACTTCAACACGCTCCGTCTGCGCGTCGGCAACACCGATTACCCCGTGGTGCGCTTCGGGGCCGGTCCCCTGCCCTCGGACATTATCGGCGAAGGGGCGATCCGAGAGAACGAACGGGAACGTCTCGGGGAAGGCAATGGTGGAGAGATTGGCGTGTGGGTGGTCGCGTCGTCAAGCCAACTGCCTGAAGCGAATACGTTCACGTCGGCGTTTCTGCACATGTTCGCCCATGCGCCCACGGAAGATATTCCGCTCCACCTTCCCACGACGCACCCCATGCAGATTCTACAGGCGGTCTACGATGGGGACTACGGGGGACCGGGCGTCCGCTATTCCACCGCCGCCATGGCGACCGTGCAAGCACTGTCCATGCCACGGGTCAGTTTCCGCGTCACCGACCAGGAGGTCATGGCGGAATGGTTGGACGAGAATATCTACCATCCGCATTTGGTGGCGCCGTTTGTGGACTCGTCTGGCAAAGTTGTTCCGCGGAGTCTAGATCTTCCCGATTCAACCGCGGATATCACGTTTACCTTCACTGCCGCGAATCTACGAGAGCCACATCCGACGTGGAATCATAACATCCGCGATGCCGTCACGGTGCTGCGACTGACGCACAGCGCCGAACACTTCTATCGGACGGGTCACGGTCAACGCATTGACGACTATCCCGCTGATCGCATTGTCCCGCGCGAGGCCAGTAGTACGTATGTCCATGACCGCTCCACCTCGATTGGACTCTACGAACATGAGGTGTTCATTCGCGGCCAGCACCACCGCTTGACTGGACGGGGCATCACCGGACAAGATCCGCAGTTTAACACGTACCCCGCCTGGGCCAAGCATCGGTTTTTCAATCGTTTCGGCGATGGGCCGATCTACGGCGACCTGCACGCCCTAACCACCGCGGAGGACGTACAGGCGGGCGACTGGGGCATCATCAATCTGGAAACGATGCCCAACCCGTCATCCGGTGGGATTCGTGGCGGCACGCGCTATGTACAACTACTCCAACGGGACGACGCGCCGGATGGGCCGCGCTTCAGCTACTGGGATGGTGGACGCGCGGCGCAACCATTGGACGCTCCGGATTTCGCACTGTCCACCGATGCCGCCAGCCCGCATCACGGTCTCACGGTCACGCTGACGAGCCATCCGGATGTGACGGGACTCGGCTTCGAGCTGCAGTTCGCGCAAGGCGGCACCTCGGGACGCTTCGACAATCGGTTGACCACGTTTAACAGTACCGGCGTGTATCGGTTCGGGGCGTTTAAGTCGGGAACCACATGGGCGGCGCGCATGCGCAGCGTGTCCCCGTGGCGGCTGCCCAGTACCTGGCGGTACTCCACGGCCAATGTCGCGACGGATGCGCTCACCGCGCCGACCCTGTCCACGTTTCAGAGTTCGGAGATTACCGAAGGCACCGCACTCATGCGCTGGACCAACGGAGAGAGCGCGTATCCCATCGAAGTGATGGGCGACGATTCGACCAGTGCGGCGCTTTCGACCGCCAACCGCGCCGAGATCCTGCAGGCGGGATCGAATCAGTACCTGTGGACGTTCGACTCGACCGGTTCCTATCTGGTCGGGGCGCGTCATCGGGACGCGTTCGGCGGCGTGAGCCCGACCGACTCAACGGCGTTTACGTCCTCCGATGGCGGGCTACCGAACGCGCCGTCCCTCTTGGGCTTTTCTGTGGTCTGGGGTTTCGACCGCATGAGGCACTAATGGCGAGCATCAAAACGACGGGGATTCCATTTGCCCCCCAGGACTACGGCATCAAGTTGGGCGTGTTCCCAAGCTCCGATGCGCGGTTCGGTGTGCAGGTGGACATCAGCACGAATAGCAGTACGGGTCCATGGCGACCATTAAAGGGACTGACGCCAGCTGGCGGGCAGTGGAATGTTGTCACGGACTACTTGCCAAACGACGGGCAACGTCGCTATTACCGCGCTCGACACACCGCGCAGGGATACGACCCGTCGACAAACATGGTGAGCGCGCTTCCTGCGCGTATCCTGCCGGGACAGCGCGTCGAGGTTCCTGCGTTTACGGGGATTGGCGTTCCCGTCGACATCTATCTTTCGTCAGCGAACGCGGTGCGTGTCGGCTCTGCCGGCAACTCTGGCGCCATCTTAAAACCGCTGGCAATTAGCGGTATGACATTCCACAACGAACACTCTACAAGAAATCGCGACGTATCCAATGGGTTCTATCTACAACTCGCCTCATCTGATAGCACGGAAGAAGACTACCGTACAGGGTTTATTCTGGCCCCTGGCGTGAATATTCGCAAGTTTGGTTTTCGTGCATGGCGGACGACCACGGATGCCCAAATACGCCTACAGCTCCTTCGTACTACCACCCTCGGTGCGGCCATTGGGCTTGGTACGCTACTCAGTCATACATCTACAATTACCACGGCGCCCGTATACGTGGAGTCCAGTCAATTTGCACACACTGTGTCAACAAATTTTAGTTATGGGTTCGAATTGCGTATGGGCGGCGGTGGCGGATTCCAACGCTTTATCGATGCTGTAGTGTTTTACGAAATGTCTGAGTATCGACAGGCGGTATGAAGGCTTATGGAATAATTACCCAGCAATCGACCACCTGAATCTCAGCGGTCCATTCGGACGTGTGTAGTCGTGTCGTGTCTTGTTCGAGTGGCGCACATGGTCCGGCAGCTTTTGGTTCGTTCGGAGATGTGCAGCCGACGACCAGTAATGCGAGAAGAAGACTACCGAAGGCGTCGAGGTTCATCGCGGATCTTCCGGAGTAGAGGTTTAATGCCGAACACCGCAAGCGGCAGAATCACCCAGAGGGCCACCGTCAACAGCGTAAGCACGCTGCCGCCAATCCAGAGAGCGACGAGGGTACGCTCATCCATGCTCGGCCAGCCAATCAAAGATGGCGCGGTCGACGTCCATGTGTCGGTCGTGTCGCAGGGCGCAAGTGGTAATGCCGATCCGGGCGATGTCGGCTGTAAGGTCGCTGCGGCTCAGAATGGCCACGACGTGTTGCGGCGACGCATGCTCTGTGCGGATGCACTCGTCAATGACGCGACGATCGGTGGAACAGGCCACGAATCCAGATATACACACGCCGGCCAGCAGCCAGCACCACCACGGTTGGCGGGTCCGGGGTCTCATCGGGCTCCTCGCGTTCGGGCATGGACGCTAATATGGAGCAACGATCACGCCACGGGCTACCGATGAGGGCCCGAAACTAGGAGGTACAGATGGCCCGTCTCGATTTCCGTATGTACATGTATGCCTGTCCCGACTGTTCCGTTTTGGTGGGATCGGGCGAACGGTCTGCGCCGATGTGCCAGGATTGCGGGCGCGTGATGTTGCCGCCATCAGAGGCAGTGACCGAGATGCGATACCGGGAGCCCTGGCGAGAAAACCTAGATACTTCGAACGGAGGCACCTCATGGGACTAAAAGAGGATAGAGAGCGCCGCGCACAGGTCTACTGGCGGGTGCTCCCCGATACGATCAAGCCGTTCGCGCGGGCCGTTGAAGCGCTCGACGGCGACTTCGAAGTGCGGTTCGAGGCGAACCTGAACGAGCAGGGCCAGGCCGCCCTCTGGTTTGCGGCCTTTGACCGGGACGGCAAGCAACGCACGGACTGGTACAACTCGTCCATTCTGTGCCCCCCTCTCTGTTTTGACAAACCAGAATGATTACCGGCTGGCAGAGCGAAGCCCTTCGGCTCCTGTTCCAATGCGCAGCCCTGTTGCCGTTGGCGGTGCTGACCGCCCAGGTCTTCAAACGCGGTCGCATCCCACCACTCGTCTACACTGGGGTCGCGCTGGCGCTCGCGCTGTCGTGGTTCGCCGATGATGTGCTGCGGGATGGCGCGGTGAACCGGTGGCTGGTCGTCTCGATTCACGCTCCCGTCCAGGCGGCGGTGATTGTCTGGGCCGTGACTCGGATGGAGACGGACCGGGCGTTATCCTACGCGGCCGGCGCGGGTTTGGCGGTCGTGCTGTTTATCGGGGCATGGCCCCAGGATGCAGCGGGCGGGCCGAACGCTCTCCCGCTGGTGGTGGCCCACGTTTCGGCCGCCGTGGTGACGTTGCTTGTCACGTGGGACCATCGGGAATTAGGGCTGCTGCGGCTCGGCCTCGTGGTGTACTTCGGCATTGGTGCGGCGTGGATGCTCGCCTGGCCGTGGACGTGGGGATCGTCGGCGTTCACGGTGGCGTTCTTCGGATACCAAGCCACCCGGTTGCTCGGCCTGTGGCTGGCGGCGCGCGCGATGTGGCGGTTCCGCAACCACCTCCCTCACCTGACGGTGGTATGACGCATGGATCCCTTCGGCCAAGTTCTGCTGGAACTGGCGAAGCAGTCGCCCGGCTGGGTGGGCCTGATCATCTTTGTGATCGTCTATGTCTACCAGAAGAAGAATGGGAACGGCAAGGACCGGAAGTCCCTCACTGAGGCGGACGTGGTGTCTATCTTGGCCGGCCAGCGGCAGGCTGAGCGACAGCTTCAAGAGGACACGGAGTGGCGCGCCCAGGTGCTGCGCGACCTCGCGACCATTCAGGATCCTGAGTGGCGCGCAGAGATGATCCGCGCGTTCGAGGAGATTATGCGTCGTGAGCTGGACCCGATCCGGGAGGACATCAGGCAGCTAAAGCGCGGGGACGTGGCGTGAGACTGCGGGTCCTCACCGTGGTTGCCGTTGGCGCGTTTGCCCTGGTGGCGCTGCCGCAAGACATCACGATTCCCGGTGGCGTCTCTGCGTCCGTCTTGGCGGTCGTCGGTGCCGTGACCGGAGTTGCGTGGTACCTGTTGCGCCGGGACCGGCACGCGATCGACAGGCGGCTCGACGGCCTTGAGGCCGCGAAGGACGAGGCGAACAAGGAGCGCGGTGGGCTGATTGGGCGAGTGACCACCCTGGAGGTCCGCGTGGGCAGCATCCCCAACGAAGCAACCATGGAGCGGCGCTGGACACAGGAGCGGCACGATACCATGGAGGCGGCACGCAAGCACATTATGCGACCGCTGACGGACGAAATCAAAGACTTGGAAGCCCGCTTGGCGCGGCTGGAACCTGGAGGGAGACCATGAACGGCACAGATAAAACCCGCTGGATGATGCGGGTGATTGTGGGGATCGGCTTCGGTGTGGCCTACGCTGGGTACCTGCTGGACAAGGACCCCGCGCAACTGTTGGGTATCCTGACGATGGCGGTAGCCGGGCTCGGGATCGGCGAAGGGGCCAACATCGGCAAGCGGGTCACGTTTAAAAAAGAGGCGACGGAGTAGACGTAGACGTCTTGTGATTCTTTGACGTTATATGGCTCGGTGTCTCAAAGTCGGCGTCGTGCGCTACCTTCGTTAGCGTTACCTCTGGCTCCATTCGCCAATGCGTCGACCCGATACAATCCCGTGGCTATTTCTTTACCGCTGACCCTCGCACAGGGTTTTTGATACAGCCCCACCGCCTTCAACAACCGATCCCGCACATACTGATGCATGTAGGGGCCGTCGTAGGGTTGACGGGACACGGACGCGAGCGGGAGCGGGGCAAGGGCTGCTCGGGCGACCAGCGGTCGATCAGCGTCACAGATGGCGATCTGGTGGGCCTGCGCCACGGCGAGGACGCTGCGCCCGCTGCGGGTCTCGATCCGCCCAGCGGCGTTGACCCGCCAGGCGTGTTCACCGACTATCCCGGCGAAGTAGTGCAGGAAGGACTCGAAGTCGTCGAGCGTCATTTGCCCTTCCTCTCGTCACAGATGGCGTCCCCGCGGGCGTCCTCCATCGCATCGGGGATGCAGCTCCGGCAGATCCCCTGCCGCTGCTCGTCCTCGCCCATGTCGGTGGATCCGCAGTAGCCGCAGCGGACCTGGCTGGCCCGCACCTGTGCCCGCAGCGCCACGAGGCTCTGATATGCCGCGGGTCCAGACTGGCCCAGGATGACCGGCTCGTGATCGGCGCGTTCGAGCACGTACTCGCCCGGTGTGTCCCGTGGCTGGCCAGCGGCCGGTCGGGACGGATCCCGCCGGCCCGCGCTGGTGCCGATGTAGACGATGGCGCTGCCGTCGCTCAGCATCGTCTGTGCCCGGCGGGACAGGGGGCCGTCAATGG